TAGCAATAAACTTTTCAATCGGCGGGAACGCTACAAGGCACAGGTGCCAAAGGAAGTGCTTGTGCTGATTGCTGGCGTTGATATTCAAAAAAACCGAATTGAGGGCGAGGTTGCCGGATTCGGACGCGGCGAGGAATGGTGGGGCATCGATCCGTTTCGGATCATGGGCGATACCGAGGGCGAAGATGTTTGGCAGGAGCTGGCAGAGAGGCTAGAGCAGACTTATACGCATGAGTCCGGGCATGTGCTTAAAATCGCTTGTACGGGCATAGACTCGGGCCACCGGACAGATACCGTGTACCGCTTCTGTGCGGAGCGATCCAAGCGCCGCGTTTGGGCTATGAAAGGCAGAGGCGGTGAAGGCGTGCCGATTGCTGGCCCGCCTAGCAAAAAAAAGACATCGATTGCCGGTATGCCGGTTGACCTTTATACGGTCGGTACGGATCAGGCGAAAAGCAGTATTTATTCGAGGCTGCGGCTCGGTAGGCCGGGGCCGGGATATTGTCATTTTCACCTCGACTACCCGGAGGCATTTTTTGAAGGATTGACTGCGGAAAAGGCGCTGACTGTTTATACAAAAGGGTTTCCGAAAATAGTCTGGAAGAAACCACCTGGCATTGCCAATGAACCACTCGACATGCGCGTATATCAATATGCTGCCCTGTCGATACTCAACCCGGTTTGGAGTGCGCTAGAGAAAAGGCTAGAATCGGAACCACCGCCCAAAGTGAGCGCGGAACCTGACGAAAAACCGAAAAAGAGCAAGGCGAAAAAGAAACGTCGCCGTCGCTCTGGCTTTGTTGGAGGTTTGAGCAAATGACCCATGAGACACTTGTCGAATTGCCCCGCCGCATCACCGTTGGCGATACGATTACATGGGATGAGGCGCTTGCCGATTTTCCAGCCAGTGCCTTATGGATCGTTACTTACAACTTCACAAGCCCTACTGCATTTTTTGTCAGCGGCCACGCTGTTGTCAATGTTGACGATCACCGAATTACGATTGTCACTACCGACCTTGAAGAAGGCCGGTACGACTACGCGAAAAAGGTAACTGACGGCACCACCACTCACACGCTCGAACGAGGCGTGCTTGATGTTTTGCCGGACCTGTCTGCTGATACTGCTGGCGTTGACCGGCGCAGTTTTGCCGCGGTGGCTTTGGAAAGCATTGAGGCCATGTTGCTAGGGAAGGCAACCAAGGATCAGACCAGCTACTCGCTGAATGGTCGTGCGCTGTCAAGGTATTCTTTCGATGAGCTGCGCGAGTTCCGGGCGGAATTGCGTGTCGAGGTGGCCGACGACGCACAAAAGGCGCGAAAGGCCGAGGGCGGCAAGTCACATCGAAATGTCCACGCGAGGTTTAGCAGTGCAGTTCCTTAATACGCTGAAGAAATTATTGCCGGTCAGTAAAAAGACAGCGAGCAAGGCTGCGCGAAAGTATGCCGCTGCGCAAATTGGCCGATTGCAACAGGGCTGGATTACCCAACCGGCGTTAATAGATTCCGATATCAGGGGCGGTCTTACTGCGTTGCGCGCTCGTTCGCGTGAAGAAGCGCAAAACAACGGATATTACAAAGGCTTTTTGCGGGACTTGGGCGAGAACGTAGTCGGAGCTCAGGGCTTCCAGTTGATTAGCAAACCGATGGACAGCGACACGCTGGTTGATATCGAGGCCAAGAACAGCATCGAGCGTCATTGGAAAATCTGGCAGAAAAAAGAAAGCCGACCAGAAATGTCCGGCCTCGGATTCAATCAGTTTTGCAAATTAGTTATTCGCTCTGCTGCGCAGGACGGCGAAGTTTTTATTTGGGAGCGCAAGGGCGAACGCGTTAACCCATACCGATATTCGCTGCGGCTCATGGAGCCGGGCAGCGTTGATATCAATGTCAATACCGAAGGGCAGGGCGCGGGCGTCGCGGGCGCGAATGTTGCCAAGGGCAATGTCGTGCGAATGGGCGTCGAATACGATGCCGACCGCTTCCCTGTTGCCTACCACGTTTTGGCAAGCGAACGTGATGTTGAGTTTTTCATCCACGCCAACACCGGGCGGAAATATATCCGAGTGCCAAGCAATGAAATCATTCACCTGTTTTTGAACGATGGCATTTGGCAGACCCGCGGAGTGCCGTGGATTCACCCGGCCTTGCTTCGATTTAATCAGTTGGGGAAATACGAAGAGGCCGAGTTGATTTCAGCGCGCGGTGGTGCAAGCAAAATGGGCTTTATTACTGACGCTGACGATGGCACCGGATATACCGGGGACGACGACGAGGACGAGGCAGACGACGACGAACTGATTGAAGAATTTGTGCCGGGCATGATCGGGCGGCTTAAAAAAGGGCAAGAATTTTTCGGTTTCAATCCTGACCACCCCAATACTGGCTTTAAGGATTTTGTCAAAGCGAACCTGCGCGGAATTGCCGCTGCGCTCGGAGAGTCGTACAACCAATTTGCGCAAGACCTTGAGGGCGTCAGCTTCGGAAGTCTCAGACAGGGTGCCTTGAGCGAACGTGCCGTGTGGATGGGCCTGCAACAATGGCTAATCGAGGAAGCATTCGACCGGATTTTTTCGACTTGGCTAGAGTCTGGTTTGCAAGCAGGCGCGATCACTAACCGCAATGGTCGGCCACTACCGTTCGAACGCCTGGACAAATTTAGCGAACACGAATGGCAACCTCGCCGTTGGGATTGGATCGACCCGCTAAAGGATACAAGCGCGGATCGCGTGCAACAGGAAGACTTAACGATGAGCCGGTCTGAGCGAATAAGGAAAAGGGGCCGCCAGCCAACCGAAGTATTTCAGGAAATCGCTGTCGAAAATGAGTTAATGACGACGCTCGGCATTGAAAAACCACAAGTAGATGCTAAACTTGGCTCGGAATCGGAGTCTGACCGAATTACCAGCTTAGAGATTGCGGTCAGCGAGTTGTCAGACCAGCAGGAAGACAGCAATGCGAAATAAGGTTGAGCGAAAAATTCGCACTACCAAATTGCGACGCAACGCTTTTTTTGATCGCAAGACATTGGACATCGATGCGCGCACAGTGGAAATCGCTTTTTCCAGCGAGCAACCTGTATCGCGCTGGTTTGGAAACGAGGTTTTGGATCACGGCAAAGGCTCTGTTCGCTTAGAGCGATTGATTAAGACGGGGCCTTTGCTGTTACACCACGACAGCCGAGAACATATCGGCACGATTGTGTCTGCAAGAATCGACAAAGACCGGGTTGGACGCTCGGTTGTTCGCATTGGAAAAGGAAAACAACGCGATGCGATTCTGGCAGACATCGAGGATGGCATACGAAAATGCGTTAGCGTGGGCTACCAAATTCACCGTATGAAACTCGAAGAAGGCGGCGAAGATACCGTTGACACTTATCGGGCAACCGATTGGGAGCCATACGAAAACTCGCTAGTATCAATGCCCGCTGATTCCACCGTCGGAGTAGGCCGGGAGGCCCGCGAATGGCACAGTGGCGAAAGCGAAGAGTACGATACGATTATTGTGGAATTACCAACACGGGACGAAATTATGCCACCAGAAGACAAGACAGAATCAGTCAAGGTCGAGACACCACCGGCAGCGCCGGCAGTGGTCGCCCCTGCTGCGCCGAAAATTGATGCCGAGGACATTCGCAAAGCCGAACAACTTCGCATCAGACTCATAACCGAGGTCGGCGCAAAGTACGGCCAAGCAGAGTTGGCAACGAAATGTGTTGCCGACAATTCCACTCTGGCCGAGTTCAATGCCAAATTGCTCGATGCGTTACCGGGTGCGCAAAAGTACACGCCGGAAACCCGTTCTGACGAGGACGTCAATATCGGGCTGACACCCAAAGAGCAAAAGCGCTTTCAGTTTTTGCGGCTTATTCGTGCCAAGACATTCGGGCACGACAACCCGGAGTTCATTAAGGAAGCGGCGTTCGAGTTGGACGTTTGCCGGGTAGCCGGTGAGGAAGCCAAGAAGCAGAACCGCACATTGCGCGGTGTGATGATTCCGAATGACATCCTGCTGTACAGCGACCCTCATTTGTCGAGGGATTGGCGCGCTGCACAGGCCATCAGGGAATTGCTGCAACAGCGTGTTTTGACGCAGGCGGTTGCCGGTGCTTCGACGATTGCTGAGGATTTGCTCGCAGGATCGTTTATCGACCTGTTGCGAAACCGTATGATTTTGTCTGCACTAGGCGCAACCATGCTGCCGGGTCTTGATGGTGATGTTGCCATACCCAGGTTGACCGGCGGCGGAACGGCGTTCTGGCTGGCGACAGATGAAACCGATATAACCGAGGCCACGCAGACCTTAGATCAGGTCACGCTAGTGCCGCGCAATGTCGGCGCTCTGTCAATTTTCACCAGACAGTTGCTGTTGCAATCAAGCGTTGCAATCGAGGCGCTGGTGCGCAGCGATATTGCAACCGTTCTGGCAATCGCTGTCGATCTTGCTGGCCTGTATGGTTCGGGTGCAGCGGGGCAGCCTACCGGCGTTTCGAACACGGCGGGGATTGGTGCACCGGGCGCGTTCGCCGGTGCGGTGCCGACCTTCCCTGAAGTCATAGGGCTGGAAACGGTTGTCGCTCAGGCGAATGCACTGACAGCGTCGCTGGCTTATGCCGTCGATACTGGAATGCGCGGCAGCTTGAAGTCGGCAGAAAAAATTGCGACGACTGGTGTGTTTATTTGGGAACCGGGTAACACCCTGAATGGACACCGTACGGAAGTCTCGAATCAGATTACCGATGGCGATGTATTTTTCGGTAATTGGGCTGACCTCCTGCAAGGCGCATGGGGCGGGCTCGATGTTCTGGTCGATCCGTTTACCCTGTCGGCGCGAGCTAACACAAGGGTCATTGCATTCTGGACAACTGACTTTGCGGTCAGGCATCCAGAGTCGTTTGCCTTCGAGAACGACACGCCATAAGCAGAGGGCGTGGCATTAAGCACGACAACGGGGCGGGCCTTGCTGGCTCGCCCCTTTACTAACAGAGGTGGAAGCATGGCAAAGGAAACGAAAGCACCGCAACGTCCTACTCGGCAAGCCCGGATTCGGGTTTGCGGCAAATGGCAAAAGCCGGATTATGTGCCTGACGCGGAGGAACAGAAGGCTTGGGAAACGCGTTGCAAGGACCGTGACTGGAACCCGAAGACCGGCAAGCCAAATGTAAAAAAGGAAGCCGCTAAAAAGAAATAGCAATGGCGGGAATCGAATCTGATGCTGACCGCGCTTCGTATTTTGACGAGGCCGAAGTCGCGGAAATTCGCGGTGTCGAGGTCGGCGGACAGTTTGATGAGCGCACGGAATTTATAGATGGCCTGTCGCCAGTCCAGGTGCAAACAATCAACCCGACATTTATGTGCCAAGCGATCAAAGTTCCTGCGGACGTTACCGAGGGCGAACCGATATCGATAACGCGACAAGACGGCACCGTATTTTCTGGCACCGTTGTGACTAACGAGCCTGACGGATTCGGAATGACCCTGCTGACATTGGAAAACAATGAGTGAGCATGTTAGGAAACAAATTCGAAATGCCGCCAAGGGTGCGCTACAAGGATTAGCAACCACAGGCGACAGGGTGTTTGTGTCGCGCGTTTATCCGCTGGACAGTGCAAAGCTGCCGGGCCTGCTTATTTTCACGCCATCGGAGGACTCGGGGCGCGAGGACTCGCCAACTGACCTAATGCGCGACATGACGCTGCAAGTTCACGGCGTCGTTAAGATATCCGAAAACCTCGAGGACGAGCTTGACGACATTGCGTTAGAGGTCGAGGTTGCGCTTGATACTTTAGCCCTTGCTGGCTTGGCAAAGATTTATCATGGCATTCAGGGAACCGCCAGCACCCTTGCCGGCGAGGACGTCGATAAGCCTCATGGTGCAATCGCAATGGAATTTCTTTACACTTACCGCACAGTGACCGGATCACCTGACGTCGCGGTGTAACGAGGCAAGAACATGACTACAACTACTGGCAATTCTGGCGAACTTAGCTTTGGTGGCTCAAATATTACCGAGCTAAAATCGTGGTCGCTTGAAGAAGCGGCGGAACAGATCGACGATACCGCAATGGGCGATACAAATAAGACTGCGAAATCTGGATTGCCAACTGCGAGTGGCACCATTGAGGTGCATTACGATGACAGTGATGCGGTGCAGGAATCAATGAACCCTGCTGTGAGTGGCGTTTTGATTTTGTACCCAAAAGGAAACGTCGCCACCAGACCGAGAATTACGCTGACGGTTCAAGTTACCGGCAGAAGCGGGTCCGGTGCCATTGATGAAATCTTGCCGCAGAGTTTCAACTATGCCATTGAGTCCGGTGCGGTGGTTCGGGACGCTGTGCCGTAGCGCCTGGGCGATTTGATATCAACAGAGGTGGGACATGACCGACAAGAAGACA